GATCGGGATCTGGGTCGTTTATAGCTTAGGGAAGTAGGGGGTTTTTATATACGGGCACGGCGGCACCGAAGGAAGGGGGGCACCGACCCCCCTACTGCTGATTCACGAACGCACGTCCTGAAGTGCTGTTGCCTTTGTGCTCTGGTTAACAGATCGGGAACCTGCACCAGTGCGGACCCTGCTGCTGCCTCCCTTGATTCGATCTGTCCAACGATTTGCCCTAGCACCATGGGCAATAGGCAACCGGGTGACCTTGAATTGAATTCCGTCGATGGTGGTCGTGGTCATGGGGTGTCGGTTCGTTTGGTTAAATTATAGCACGGAGGGGGGAACCCCTCAGAGGTCCGTCATCATTTCCACCATCTCATCGGCATCGATGGCAGGGTCATCCCAGCGAACGCCGTCGCCTGTCTCACCCAGAAAGGATCCGATCATCCCACCAGTCATGCAACGGACAAACTTAAACCAAGGGTTCTCACCATCCTCAGCATAAGTGACGCACGCCTTGGCAGTGTTGTAGAGGAACTGTTCGTTCCCGATCCAGAGAGCAGCATTCCAGGTCTCACGGTTTGCCCAACCGTTGTACGTGGTGTCGGTTGCAGTGGTCATGAGGTTCGTTCGTTTGTTTGCTGTGCTTATCATAGTCCATCAGGAGGGGTCGTCTACCCACCTTCGACCAGTTTGCCAGGTGTCACACAGGTTGTTGAAACTTAGTGTTGTTGAAGTTAGCATTACTGAACCTCTCACGATTGACCAGTTTGATTGTTCCTAACTCATTGCTGAAGACATAACCCTCTGCACTAATTTCATCCTGTCCAATGAACGCACGGGGTCCATTATTACGGCAGAGAAAGAGTGCATCATCCTTGATAGATTTAACCAGCAACCAGAATGAAATAAGTTTATCATTCATAAAGGTTGATGGAATCACGGGACGATTCTCCCTGATGCATGAGTTCAATTCCTGCTTAATTAACTTTGCTTCCTTATCATCTACGAACTCTACAGTTTGTGCCATCATCTTTGCAAATTTGATGGGTTCAGATACATCGTCAAAATTACCAGCACAAGTGTCATAATTGCCTGTAAAGATACGTGCTGTTGGTTTCACGAACTTACAGTAAACTGTGTCGGTGATTGTGAACTTCATAGGTTGTGCGATTGCATCCCTTAAATCTTTCTCTGCTGTGTAGTAAGTATGTGGAGCAACGATGATTTCTGCATCTACGATACCATCGAACTGATAGGTGATTGTGTTCGGTGTGTATTCATCAGACCCACCAAGTCCGATAAAGTCTCCCTGAAAAATGCCCTCGGTACGTGGTAGATAGTCGAAGCACTTGTGAAGGATAGTAGCAACCTCACCAGTGTGGTTAGCATCAATGTCCTGATGAGATTCATTGATTTTAATCTTCACTTTGTTGAAGACTGATTTGGTGCCAACAAAGAAATTACCAGTCGCGGGGTTGGTTCCCCATACGATGGCAGGTGCTCCGTCGATTTTGGTGCTGAGGTAACCGTCTGTCAGCAGCAGGTCCAGAACTGTCAGGTCCCCCGTGAGGATGAGGTCTTCGGGGTGTTCGATGTGCTTGTTTTGCATGGTCAAATTCTAGTCGGTCAGGGGTCGTTCTGCGGGTGGCAATGTGCCACTATGCCAGTCGCATACCGTTACGAAACTCAGTGGTGGTGAAGTCGGTGCCAGTCCAGAGACGAACGAACCACGTCCAGTTCTTTTGAAACACGCTTTCGCCAGAGTATCCGTGCTCTGCTAGGATTGCGTTGAGTCTGCTCTTGGTGGTCTTGCTCTGCCTTCCACCATCACGCAGGATGATGGCATTGTCGTCGATCTCAGCAATCAAGTGCCCGTGGAGATAGACCTTCGAAACTCCGTCGATGGTTTCGACCCGTGTGTTGTCCTTGCCCCAATCGGTGCCCTCGGTGATTGCTTCGTTCATCTGGGTTTCGATCTTACGCATGGTCGGTGTCGTTGTTTGATCTGAAAGTACAATAGAGCATTCTGGGCACCGTGCGTCTTTTGTGTGCCACTAATCCGACTGTCACATCTGGTCTATGCTGCGTTGGATTGTTTCGTTACGTTCTTTCATGATCTGCATCATATCAGAATCAAGCAAGTCGATGAGAAGATTCGCACCCAACAGGATGACAATGGCAGAGAGACAAATACGCATGAGTTTGTGTTACTTAAGGACAGAAAGGTTTGTGTTAGTTACCGAAGAACTCATCGTGACAATCAGCAACGAAATCAATCAATTCATCAGTTGCATCAAGTGCGAAACGATCACATACCCAATCAACGCAATCGTTCAGGGAAGGCATCATCTCCAACATATATTGTGAGAGGTCTGATGCAATCATTTCCTTTAGCATTCTCATATCTTCCTGCAGAGCATAGGTGCAAGGGTCGGTGTAGGTCTGCATTTCGTTGTTTTTGATCATGTGTCTACAATACACGGTTTTGAGGTCTGTGCCAAAAATGTGTGCCACCTGTCCGACCGTCCACCGGCGGCTGATCAGTTTGTGTTACTTTCCTCCAGAATGTGTGGGTAGTATTCTTTAACCTCTTCAATCAATTCATCGACCGAATAACTATCATAACTGTTGCTCATGTTATCATAAAGAATTGCCATCATAGTTTTGATGTCCATATCATCCAGAATCTGGTTGATAAGATTGTCTTGCAATTCGTCACGGTCGATGATGTTATCAGTCATGGAGTTTGTGTGATTGAAGGTTGACACGAAAGACATTAGTAATCAGTATTTCCTTTGATGTAATTTTCTACATCAAATTTCTCTTCTTTCTCCCATTCTTCCTTGTAATCTATCACGTCGAAGATCTCACCGGGTGCATCAGCAATCTCAGACCAGAGTTCATCAAACATTGGGAAGTTTCTCAACTGTGAATACAATACACGATTTTGATGCCAGTGGAGAGATTAGTGGACACCTCTACGACTGGCACATATTCTTATCACTCAGCAGGGAAATTCTTGCAAACTGCATCACATAGCACACGAACTAGTTCTTCTGCTTTTTCAGCACTCATATTAGAGTAATAAGAATGTTCCTCAACAATTGAGTCAATATCTTCCATCAACTGCTCACGACTCATTAACATTTCCAGATGAGGATTAGGGACGAAAGTGTTCATTTAAGAAAACAAATTTCTCAACTGTGTACACAATACACGAAATCTTGCCCTTGTGGAGATTTAGTGGCCAGTTCTACGATTGTCACAAAGAAATATTTAAAGGGTGACAATCCACGAACTGGCACACTAGTATACGTCAGCAGTCTCCTTGATGCTAACATCGACGTTCTCGTCACCTTGCAGATCTAGGATTTCTCGCCAATCCAAAGTCTTAAGGTCGAGGTCTTCATAACATTCGATGTCTAATGTTACACTTACAATGCGTTTGTGTGCGTACATGTGAATCTCGTGCGATGTGTGTGTATTATAGCATGTATTATGTTATGTGTACATCTCGCAGTGCACACATAACTCGTACATGATTATGCATAATGCTTGTATGCTAACTCGTTATAATCACACGTATCTCGTGCGTACTCATCATCAATCTCGTATGCATCTTGTACGTTGTTATACGTATCTCGCATAAGGTACTCACACATCTCGTAAAGATCTTGTGTATATGACTCGTATGTGAACTCGTAGTCGGTCTCGTACATGGTGATCTCGTAGATGTGAATCTCGTACTCTGTTATTATACCTGACCACCCTCTCGTTGTCAAGCGGGTCTCATAAGCAGTATTTATAAGATCTGATATTTGAAAAAGGGTGGGTCTGTGAAGATTTATGCGGGGGTGCTTGACAAAATGCTCCGAGTGTGATAGCGTGCTTGCTTAACTTGCATAAGGTAGGAGGTTTCTTAGGAGGTTTCTTAGGAGGTTTCTGGGGGTGTTTATGAGAGTATAAAAGCACCTAAAGTTACCTTAAAGATACTCCACAGACACTCCACAGGATACTAGGAGTAACTAGAAGATAAAAAACAGTTTTATATTTATAAACATATTTAAAACCTATTTTTTAACTAAAAGTGTATCGGTTTATACCATTTCACTGAACATCAAGGTATCTACCATCCTGTGACTTATAGGTTGCGATAGCATCTGAGATACCATCATTCTCTCTCCTATTCTTTACATACTCCAACTCATTCCAGAACTGTCTATAACACAACAACAATACATGAGTCTTCTTATGAATAGGACAATCTTTGATGTTCTGTTCACACTTATCCTTTACTCTTATCTCTATAGTAATATAATCATCACATTTAAAATATACCCATCCTTCATGATACGTATTTCCATTATCCCATCTTACATAATCATCTATTACCGGTACATACATTGTTCTAAAGGATTGAGGTTTAATTGCATTGCAGTATATGGTCTGGTATTGTTAATACTTACCTCTTCTCCTGGTTTCTTTGAATTGATTGGTGCATAATACTTCTGTCTCTTACTATGATAGAATCCCCATATAGTATGAACCATATCGGTAGTATAAACGTAATCCCTCCTATGATACAACCAGATAGAAATAACATTGGGTTTGTGTTGTCGTACCTTGTATTCATATCCCTTTGGTGGTTCATGAATAAAGTCTACTGGAAGTTCGATCATTGAATTCGTGTGATTTTGATTCTGGATGGTGCATAACCTTCATTGATTAAGAATTCATATTCTGCTTTTACTTCTTGCTTTGTAAGATTAGTCTTATATTCCTGCCATCCGGAAGTACACTCTTCTTCAATTTTATACAGTTCTGGTTGGTTGGGTTTTTGTGTGAATCCTTTTGTCATTATTCTTTATGTAATGAATGCATCTATTATATCACATTCATAATCTTCCGCCAACCTTAACTTTGTTGCATTGATAACATTCTCCATAATTAGATGTCCATACTTATCGGGGAATGATTCTTCCTCTGATAAAAGATTGAAACACTCCTGATCACTAGATGCAATCACATTTATCACACCACCGTATTCTGATAATGGAAACGGCACCCAGTAGTCAATCACATAGAGAAATTTGTCGTTCGAGCTCATAATAAACAGAAATGAGTTTGGTGTTCATATAGTTCTCATAAGGGTTATCCCTGATGAGTTTGGTAATGTTTTCGATTTGATGTTTGGCAATCAGTAACTTTTCTTTTTCTTTCATCATAGGAACTCTTGCACGAAGTAATCAACCGTCAGTTCCATCTTGGCAGCAGTATTCTCAATGAATGTGTCTAAAATCTCTGGTGCATCCTGTTTGACAATTTCATAATACCTGTACCACAATTCAGGATTAGTGGCAGGTGTGACTGGGTTGGTGATGTTATCAAGCATTGAGAAGTTGTTTGAGGTTTGTGATTGCATGTTGCATTGTGGCATAAGAATAACCCGTCGCATAAGGATAAGACCGTTCATAATCATCTGAACGATCTACACCATCACAGACTCTAACTGCATCCTCCAGTCCTTCAATAATGGTCTCAAGTTCACTCTTTCGGATACTACACATTGTCGATCTCCAGTTGTTTGAATTCAAGGTGATCGCAGCATGAATCATCATCCTGCAAATCGATCATGTCGGTATCAGTCAGAGAGGTGAGTTTACCGAACAGAAAGTCGATAAACTCATGGTCTTCTTTAGTAAACATCAGCAGGAAGCGGGGAAGTATGCTTGGGGTTCGGTCAGAATGTCGGTGACTTCGTAACC